AGATTAGGCTGCGATATCCTAAATGTTTTTTGAAAGTTGTAATGTGATTTAGCTAAATTATATACAACTCTTCCAATTCTTTTTAACGAACCCTCAACATCTCTTAGTTTAGACTTAGAGCGTCTTTGACCAAAATCTTCCATCATCATTGTCGCTGAAGATGTTCTCGGTGCAGCCTCTGCATTTCCTTGCATCATTTCAAATATACCCATATTCAAATCAATATACTTTTCAATCATTGACGGTAGCTGCATAATTGAGCTTGACAATGGTTGGGGCGAAGGAAAATGCGGTTCCCCAAAAGAAGCATCATATTCGAGGGTGGCATTTGGGTTAGCCCAATCTCTTTCGAGTTCTTCAATATCTTGAACACTTCCTTGAGGTATAAGAAGTTTTAGTCCTGAGCTAGCCTGTGCGTGCGATGTGATTAACGACACTGTCTTGTTGAGGAACCTTTGAAAGTCTTTATTTTTTCTTACATCACTCATTGGATAAGGAGTGTTTGTCCATATATTTGGTACTGGCACAATTGGGTATATATCTGTATCTAATACTAAATCATATAATACAATCTGACCAACTGAGCACGTCTGTCTAATTCTTGTTTGCTGAACTTCAACAAAATCAATAAGTCCTTTTTTAATAGCATTTATAAATTGCCCTTCTTGAGACATTGAATCAAATTGCTCTTTTGATACAATTTTTTCTTGATTACTTCTTTTATCTAAAATTCTATAATAAGGAACTTTTATTTTTGAATAATATTCAATTAGTCTATATTTTTCACTTGAGCCTTCATAGTCGTAGTCTTTAACAACGTCAGGAGTAAATGAGCCCATTGTTCTTTTATTTGCATTGTCAGGATAATCTTCTTCAGAAACTGTTTCAATGCTATCAATTAGCATTTTATCTTCACCTTCTTCAATTGGTTCACCTAACTGAGGGTATGCATCAAGAAGTTGCATTTTGCTCATTATGTTAGAAACCATCATTCCAGAAGCATCATCAAAATACCTATCCCTTGAATTAGGGTCTACATAAACTTTAAAAGGATTTAAGTGTTTAAATTTTATTTCACCACGACCATAATCAGCTTCTTTGTCTATATATGCATAAAAATAGCCTAGACCTGTAACTGTATAATCATGAACAGCTTGTTTAAATTGTTCATCCCCGTCCGATAAGTCCCATATATATTCAAGGATAACTTTCCATACATGAGCAAGCCTATTATCAGAGTCCTCTCTACCTATTGCAGAAAACTTTGGCGGCTTAGATGTTATAATTGCCTTAAATTGTTCAATAGCAGAATATAGTCTATCAATAGGCACTGCAGATTGATTTCGAGAAGAAAGCTCATCCATCTCATCTGCACTAAAATGATTGCCTAAATAAAAATCTATATCTTCACGAGCGGCAACATCCCAGTCCTCTCTTGCGTTGGACCAGCGGTCAAACATCTCTCGAATCTCTTTTGCTCTAAAATCTTCCTTAATCACAGTGTATAATATAAGAATAAATTATGCTAATTAACAAATCCACCTAAATTCTTCTTCCTGTCATCCAATCATACATCTTCCTTGGCTTTATCCAAGAACCTTCTTTATTTTTTTCTTTTTTAATAGTACCAGCCTTAGCATTCCCTTTTGCCCACTGCGTTGCTAAATAAAAAGCATCAATAATATCATCATGTGAGCCCTTAGGAAAATCAATAAGTTCATCAATAAATTCATGGTGTTGTTTTTTAAGATGAACAGCCCCAGCTTTAAACATTGGCTGCAACCCTTCAAACAATCTATCTTTCTTTTTAGAGTTATAATTTTTAATACCTTTTTCAATTCCAGGTAAAAACAACCCCTCTTTCTTACTTCTTTTCATTATATAGTCACGAAGCATTTCTTGATATGCAATTGTTTCAATATTTATTCGTCTGATTGGCGTGTACTGTTTAGCGATTTTAAATATCTCATCGGCACACTCCATGGGTAAGACTCTTTTACGCCAATAGTCAATAACGTAATAATCGTATTCACTAGTAACACCAAGCACCATAATAACGGAATAGTCACTACGAGTAGTAATTGTCGAAGCTGGGTCAACACCAATATATATATTAACATATTCTTTGTCGCCATCAGCAAATTGTATGTACCACGAGTCAGCCGCCTCATCAAACCTTGTGTTTCCTTGATAAATCCCATTGTTAATATCCTCCTCACTAAATACTTGGTCTTCAGGTGATTTTGCCTGATTCATATATTCTTGATAAAACTTTGCTGGTGTACCTGAATCAATATAAAATTGTTTACGTTCTTCTAGTTTTTTTATAGGCCATCTTGAAGGCCATATGGGCTTGCCATCTTCTATTGCTTTTCGTGTAAAAACATTCCAAGCATACTCCTCTCCAGTTTTTTTAGCTTCTTGAGCCCCCTTTACTAATCCATTAAGAAAACTATCATAATGAACAATTGTCCCATTGCACCATAAAAATCCATCTTTATCAAAATCAATCGCAGGATACACAGCAGCAGTCACCCATTCTTTTATTTGTCTACGTGAATCAGGTGTTTTAGTGTTTAACTCTGATTCAAAATCATCAAGTATAATACCTGTATATCTAGTAGATAATTGTTTTTTACCACGCAATCTTTGAGATGTTCCTTTTCCAATCATTCTACAACCATTACTAAGAGTAAATTCATCTTTAGTCCATTTGTCTCCTTGCAAATCACCAAAGTAATAATGAATAGCAGGATTAGAATATATATGGTTTGAAATCCAATTTAAGTTATCACGAGCCTGGTCTTGTGCTTCGCCAATCCATGCAATAAATTCAGGCCTTTCTTTTGTTGCAAATAAAAATCTATGCAAAACAGCCGTGGCAGCCAAGGTAGACTTAGCATGGTCACGAGGCAATACAAGTGCTAATTGCTGCTTACTTTTATCAATAAGTCTTTTACCAACATCAATATGAAAATCTGGCGTAGCACTTGCCAAAAAGTCTTGAGGGGAAAACAATTTCCCAAATGTAATAAGATTTGAATGTGCTAATTGTAATGCTTCTTCGTTTTTTGAAACATTACCATTAAGGTTTAAATTTGCCATTAAGGTTTATAGAATTGATAATCTTCGGATGTCTTATCCATAAAAGCATGTCTTTCCATCATATCAAGTAAATTAATTGGTTTTGTTGGACCTACACCCCCTTTTAAATTAAATATAAAGTCTTCAGCTCCTCCATATCCAGCCCAATGCTCATCTGCATGAAATCCTGATAATTCTTCATTAGAGAGTATTCCGTCATTATTAATATCATAAGTACCCATGTTGGCTGTCGGGTCTATAAGTTTGTCTGCTAAAAAAAGCATGCTTTGCTCCTCAGGGGTTAACTGACTAAAATCGTATGATTTGTCTTTAATTATTGCATCTAAAAAACTAATATCATATTTATTTCCACTTCTCTTATTAAAGCTTATTAGTCTATTTATTGCAGTATGAGCGCCTCCTTGGTCGCCTATTTCATATTGATATAAACCTCTTCCAGGACCATATCCTGAAGAAGATTTATCACTAATTTGCATAGGAGTATATTCAGGTGTTCCATATTTACTTTCATGAAAAGCCATTCTATTCATTGCGTCTTGAATTGCTGCCTCATCCATGTTCCAATTTGCACCTGCTTGGTTTAATAATGCTGTCAATAAATCGTTATTCATATTACCCCATTAAACTTTCCATAAAAGATTTCATTCCGCCACCTCCTTTAATCCCACTTCCGACACCTGCAAATCCGCCTGATGTTCCAGGGTAATATAATTTTCTAGCTGCAGCACCTCCTTGGCCTCCACCTCCTGCAAATTGAGAAGCGGCTTGACTACTATAAGGATTCAAATATGCTCCTAAATTTTCTAAAAGTGCAGAATGCTGCCCAGATTGAAATTGTTCGATTAAATTAGACATATCTTGCTCGGACAAACTCATAAACCAATCTGTTGGATTTTCTCCTTCTGGAACTAAACTATTCATGTAATTATCAAATGCCTCATATTGGTCTACACCTCCAATATCGCTCTCAAAAAAACCGCTAGTAGATATATTTTCCAACATATCATAGTCTTCTTGAGTAACATAACCATCTTGATTAACATCAAAACCTTGTTCATAGCCCACGCCCGCTGGAAT